TGGTGGTTTAATGGTAGATGCAGTAGGTAGGTCTATAACAAATAGATTACCTAAATGGAAACGATATGGAAAAAGTGACTTGCCTTTTACGTATGGATATGGTAAGGTCGCAGTCGTTGTTGAGGATTGTGTGAGTGCTTCAGTTGTAGGTAATGAAGTATATGTTGGGGTAGCAGTGTTGGGTACGTCATTATCAGAATCACATAAGAGGTATCTTTCACAATTCTCAACAGCTATAATAGCACTAGACCCTGATGCACTGCCCAAGACATTGCTATTTGCTAAAGAGATAAGAGATGTAGTACCTAATGTTAAGGTGCTAAAACTAATAGATGATTTAAAATACCGTAAAGAAGAAGACTTTAAAAACTTATATAATTTAACCCCAAAGGAGTAACCAACATGGAATTAGCACTGATAAGAAGCCTGATGGATAAATCATTCTATGATGACCACCGTGGCTACAAATGTCCTGATAGATTGTTTAGTAAAGATGTCAGGAAAATAAAGAAGGTCGTGGATAATGCTATGACAAAGTATAGCAGAGATGTCACACCTGATGAAGTAGAAGCACTATTTATGTCTAGTAATTTTGGCTTAACAACAGCACAGAAACAGGCATTTGGTGATTTGTTTGTGAAGATTAAAAAGGAGAAACCTCTTGGTGCAGACATTGCAAGTGATGTTTTGTCTAAATTATTTCGTCAAATCATTGGGGAAGATATTGCTAACATTGGCTTTGAGTATGTTAATGGCAGTCTATCCTCACTTGAACCCATTAGAAATATTATTAGCAAACATAATGACGATTTTCTTCCCATACTAAATATAAATTGGGAAGATTTAAGTATAGAAAGTATAATGGCAAAGAACTCCCTTGAAACACAGTGGAGATTTAATATACCGTCATTAACTAGGAAGGTAGAGGGCATAAATGCAGGTCACTTAATAATGGTGGGTGCTAGGTCAAACACAGGTAAGACTTCATTTCATGCTTCTTTACTAGCAGGACTAAACGGATTTGCCCATCAAGGTGCTAAGTGTGTAGTCTTGTGTAACGAGGAAGCTGCCCACAGGGTTTCAATGCGATACCTTTCAGCAGCGAGTGGCTTTAAGAAGGAAGACATAACAGATAATAAAGATGCGGTGTGGAATAAATGGAAAGACATACGTAAGAATATTAAGATTGTTGATTCTATTTCACAAGACATGTCATGGGTTGAAGCAGTATGTAGAACTGATTCCCCTGACATTGTTGTTATAGATATAGGTGATAAGTTTGCAACACAGGCAGGATTTGCTAGACCTGATGAAGCACTTAAAGCTAATGCTATACATGCAAGAGAGATAGCTAAAAGACATAACTGTGCTGTGTTTTATATGTCGCAGTTGAGTGCAGAAGCAGAAGGTAGAGTACAATTAAATCAAAGTATGATGGAAGGTTCAAAGACAGGTAAAGCATCAGAAGCTGACCTAATGTTATTGTTAGCAAAGAACCCATCAGAAGGAACAACAGAAGGAGTACAGGAAGGAGAAGACGGTATCAGACATATAATATTAGCAAAGAATAAATTGTCAGGTTGGCATGGTAGAGTTACCTGTGAGTTTGATTTTGAAACAGGGAGATTTGGAGCATGAGTATAACAGGTAAAAACATGGAGTTTGATGGTAACGAATGGTGGTATAGGTCTCCAAGTGGTGACAGAAGAAGGCTATGGTCAAACATAAAGAAGAATAAAGAACGTATGTTTGTAAATGGTAAATACATAAAGAAATCACACCCTTTGTGGAAAGAAGGTCACTATAAAACATTTGAAGATGCAGCTTTTGCATCATTAAAAAACTATACTAGAAGTAAAGTTGGGGAAGTATATATAATAAGTAATCCTGTATGGGAAGGTTGGTATAAAATAGGTATGGCAGTTGATGCAGACGATAGACTTATGGCATATCAAACAAGTTCTCCTCATAGGGATTATACTATAATACATAAGGTTAAAGTAGATAATAGGAGAGAAGCGGAGAAAAAAGCACACAGAGAAGCAGAAAAGATTGCAGAAAAGTTTAATTCAGAATGGTTTTACCTTGACACACAAGAAGCAATCCGTATACTGAACAAAATAAAAGAGGAGTATACAAATGAAACTAACACTTGATGTAGAAAATACAGTAACCAATAGGGGTGGTAAGTTACACCTAGACCCATTTGAAACAGATAATAAATTAGTTATGGTTGGTTGTCTTACAGACACAGGTAAAGAATATTTATTTAGAGATAACTATGAAGGCTTACAGGAACTATTAGATGAAGCTACTATACTTATAGGTCACAACATAGTACATGACTTGATGTGGGTATGGGAGTGTGGCTTCAATTATGATGGTCCTGTATTTGATACTATGTTAGGTGAGTACATATTACAGTGTGGTCAGAAGCAACCTCTATCACTAGAAGCTTGTGCAGAAAGACATAACCTAGACACTAAGAAACAAGATACACTAAAAGAATACTTTAAACAAGGCAAGGGTGTTGATGAGATACCACATGATGAACTATCATCTTACCTGTCAGCAGACTTACATGCCACACAACAACTTAGTGATGTCATATACAAGAAGCTAAACACAGAAACGTATGCAGGTTTGATGGATATAGTTATATTAACTAATCGTGTGGCTATTACTCTTGCTCATATATATAGAACAGGTTTTTCTGTAGACATGACTAAACTAGATGAAGTTAAAGAAGAGTTTGAAAAAGAGAAGCAAGACACAGAGAAACGATTAAACATACAAGTAAAACAGTTAATGGGAGATACACCTGTTAATTTAAATAGTCCTGAACAAATGTCTTGGGTTATTTTTAGTCGTAGACCCAATGATAAATCTTTATGGTCAAATGCATTTACTCCCTACATGAGTAAGGCAACATTTAAAACTACGGTAGATAGAAACTCTACTATACTATATAAGACGAAAGCAATACAATGTAACACCTGCTATGGTTCAGGTATAATTAGAAAGGTAAAGAAAGATGGAACACCTTATATTAAGTTACCCAAGTGTACTACTTGCGGTGGTAATGGGTACGTTTTTAATCCTACTAAATCTATAGCAGGTTTTAAATTCAATGCACCTAATGTTAAATGGATAAGTAACAATGGATTTAGTGTTAATAAGTCTATGTTAGACGTACTTCGTACCGCATCTGTAAAGAATAACAATCAAGAAGCAAGACAGTTCTTAGGTGATTTACAAAGACTGTCTGCTTTAGATACATACCTATCATCTTTTGTAGAGGGTATAAAAACATATGTAAAGCCTGATGGTAAGCTACACGTAAGGCTATTACAACATAGAACTGCAACAGGCAGATTTAGTGGAGCAGACCCCAATATGCAGAATATGCCTAGAGGTGGTACGTTCCCTGTTAAGAAAGTATTTGTTTCACGATGGGAAGGTGGACAGATATTGGAAGCAGACTTTGCTCAATTAGAGTTTAGAACTGCTGCATTTTTATCACAAGATGAGGTAGCTATTGAGGAAGTTTCAACTGGATTTGATGTACATTCGTATACGTCTAAAGTTATCAGTGATGCTGGTCAGCCAACGGATAGGCAGACTGCTAAAGCACATACGTTTGCACCGTTATACGGAGCAACAGGGTTTGGAAGAACACCTGCGGAAGCGAAATACTACGAACACTTCACGGAAAAGTATCAAGGAATCAAAGCATGGCACTCCAGATTGGCTAAAGAAGCTGTAACGACAGGTAAGATAACTACACCTTCAGGTAGACAGTTTTTCTTTCCTGACGTAGTTAGATACCCAAGTGGAAAAGTGTCAAACTTTACACAAATAAAGAACTATCCTGTACAAAGCTTTGCTACAGCAGATATAGTTCCTTTAGTCTTGATGGACATACATGACAAACTAAACGTGTTGCAGTCCTGTATAGTTAATACTGTACATGATTCTATTGTCATTGACGTTCATCCTGATGAAACACAAAAGGTAATTGATATAATAAAAGATGTTAATAATTATATTGATTCTCTCATAATGAAAGAGTTTAAAATAACAATAAATGTGCCATTATTATTAGAAGCAAAAATAGGTAATAATTGGCTTGACACTAAAGATGTCATATGATATAACTTGGCATCTTAATTGAAAGGAGAAATATAAATGAGTATAATAACAGACGTTACGACAATCGATACAAATAATTACGCAGGTATGGCTAAAGCTATGGGCATGGCTGTGGAAGCAACTTCAGATAAGAAGACTAATACTCTTGCACGTTTGAAGATACAACATGCACCTATCATGGGTGAAATGGAAATAGATGGTAAGGCAGTTAAAGTAGAAACCATAAACGGTGGTGTTTACAAACTAGAAGTACCTGACGATGATACATACTACTGTGATAATATAGTTATAAGACCATACTTGCAGAGGTTTATGTATAAGAGATTTATCACTAATTCTAACCCAAAAGACGGTGAGAAACGTGGTTCATATCAAAAGACTGTTATGGCAGACAACCTTAACATTGATTTGAAAGATAACTTTGGTAACTTTAATTGTGGAAAACCAGCAGGGTATATAAAAGACTTTGATGCTTTGGCACAAGAGACTAAAGATTTAATTAAGCAAATCAAAAGAGTAAGAGTTTTGTTTGGTACAGTCGATATGGTTAATGCCATGACTAGTGATAAACAGGAGCATGATATTATTAGCAAACCTTTTATATGGGAAATTGATAACAGAGATGCTTTTAAAATCTTAGGTGAACCTTTTACTAAGTTGGCTAGATTAAAAAAGTTACCTATTCAGCATAACTTCAATCTAACCACAGAAGAAAAGGCATTACCTAATGGTAATCCATATGCTCTGCCTATAGCTACTATTGATACTAACAAATCTGTAGCTATTGAAGAAAAAGACCAAGACCTATTTGCTGACTTTATGGCATGGGTGCAGAACTACAATGAATATATTGTTGCTGAGTGGCAAAAGAAAGCTACTAATAAAATGAGTGATGATGAATTAGAAGTTGTAGAAACTTTTGTGGACATCGAATAATGAATCATAGAGGTGAATTGGCAGTTCATAGGTATCTGCAACAAGTAGTAGACGGTAAATCTAAAATGGATGAATCTGTTATAGAAACCGTTGCTAATGATATTAAAGATGCCCTGAATCGTCAATTCAACGGTGGCAATAGGGGTGGGTTTAGATATAGAATGTCTAATATAGGTAGACCTTCCTGCCAACTTTGGTGGGAAAAAAACCATGGAGATAAAGCTTTACCTAAACCTACAACCTTTGTTATGAATATGATGATAGGTGATATAGTTGAAGCTGTATTCAAAGCTTTGTTAACACAAGCAGGAGTTAAGTTTCAAAATAGTGAACATGTTACTTTAGATTTAAAAAATGATAGAAAGGTAACAGGAACGTATGACCTTATAGTCGATGGTGCATTGGATGATATAAAGTCTGCTTCTGATTGGTCATATAAATATAAGTTTGAATCTATTGATACATTAAAAAATGGTGACAGCTTTGGTTATGTGGGTCAATTAGCAGGATATGCAGTTGCATCAGATAAAAAGATTGGCGGTTGGTGGGTTGTTAATAAAGCCAATGGGCAATTTAAATATGTAAGAGCAGATAATATAGACTTAAAAGAAGAAATAGAAAAGATAGAAAGGACAATAGAACAAGCTAATAGCAAAGAGTTGGTAAGATGTTTTGAACCTGAACCTGAAACGTTTAGAAGTAAAGCGACAGGTAATATGGTTTTAAATAAGAACTGTACTTTTTGCGATTACAGAAGTAGTTGTTGGAGTACTTTGCAAGAATTACCTGCACAAAAATCTTTAGCAAAAGAACCAAAGATAGTGCAGTATATAAGTCTTGCAGAGGTATAGATGTCTCCGCATAAAATAAGAAAAGAAGCAATAAAGTATGGATATAGGAGTGGGTTAGAGCATAAGATTTCTATGGCTCTTGATACTATAAAGTATAATTATGATTACGAAAGTATCAAGATAGAGTGGGAAGACTTAGCCTACCGCACCTATACTCCTGACTTTATATTAAACAATGGTATTATAATAGAAACAAAAGGAAGGTTTTTAACAGCAGATAGAAGAAAACATCTGTGCATAAAGAAGCAACACCCTAAGCTAGATATTAGATTTGTATTCACAAACAGTCGAAGTAAACTAAGCAAAGGTGCGAAATCTACATACGCAGAGTGGTGTATAAAGCATGACTTTAGATATTATGATAGAATAATACCTGAAGATTGGCTAAAAGAAAAAGGTAAAAACAAACACCCTAGCTTCATAGAGTTTAAGGGCAGTAAAATAAAAAGGAGAAAAGTATGAAAATAAAATATGAACCTGAAGACTTTCTACTTGTTTTAAAACCGCACCTAGATAAAGATTTAATATGGACAGGAGAAGTGTCTGTAAATATAGTTACATCCGATGCTAATAAATTAGACGATGAAGATTACTATGGCATGATGCACTTTGCTAGATTAGTTTGTGGTTCTATTCCTACTATGGATAAGAATGAAAAATTTAAAATAGAATGTGAAAAAGAAGCTAATCTCTACTTGCCAAGTGAGGATAAGTGTGCTATAGATAAAATTAGTAATGTTGATGGTAACGTCATAACATTAAACTTTAAATCTGACACTGAAGGAAGTGCATAATGGAAAGGTATATAGATTACATGACAAGAAAACTTAAACAAGAAGAAGACAAGCAGGACATGGTAAATCATCCAATACATTATAATAAAGCAGGTATTGAAACTATTGATGCTATTGGTGCTGCCACTAACGAAGGTTTTAAATATTACTTACAAGGTAATATATTAAAGTACATATGGAGATACGAATACAAAAACGGTGTTGAAGATTTGAAGAAGGCACAGTGGTATTTAGATAAGTTAATAGAGGTTTATGATGACGGTAAGAGTTAAAATGATGATAACGTTTGAGGTAGACCCTGAAGAATACCCTATACCTGCTGATGGTAGGGTTGATGAAGAGTTTAAAGAACATATACAGGAATACGTACACGATATAGATGGTGTAACAATAAAACATTTAAGAGTATTAACAGAAGGGATTTGACATGATACAAAATTATTTACCAACCGACTACCAAAACTTTATAGCACTCTCTCGCTATGCACGGTGGAAAGATGAAGAACAACGCAGAGAGAATTGGGGGGAAACTGTTGATAGGTAT